GTGGTAGCTTCGCCAGATTTGATACGGTCAATCAGTTCTACAGTTACAAGATTATGCAATGCATTAAACTGATCCTCTGTGGCTCGTTTATCCATTATGTTAAAACTTTTTTATTTGTAAATAACTGTTGCTCAATAAAATCTACAGCCTTATCATCAACAACATTATCAGTAGTTGACACTAGCTTGCGTAGAATATCAATAAGTAGTTTCTTTACAGAATCGGAAGTAGCAAAAGCCATTAGTATTGGCTTAATTAGTAGAATCATTTGTCATTAGTAGGTTTGGGTGGACATTCGTACTCCTGTTCACTCCAAAGATATTTTTTATCTTTAGGTGTACAGGTTTCTTCTAAATATTTTTTAACAGCAGCTTTTTTCTTTGCCTGATACTCAACTATAGGAACTACATCGTTACACATATCATATACACGGGTACCTTCAGCTAGCATAAAACCTTTCCGCTGGAGGTCAGCACATTTCAATACACGTACAAGTTCATAATCAAGTCTCATCTTTTCTTCCTGTCGTTTGGCTATACGCCTGCATTGACGTAAACCTGAGACATCCAGAGGAAACATGAAATTAATCTGTCCTCCCCAGTTTTCAGCTATGGTATAGCTTCTCTGACTCATTTCGTCATCATAGGGAACCGTATGATTCCCCATGTAGAACGGACTGAACGTCATCGTAGCACCATTACAGCTAATAGCCCCTCCGTAGTGTTGCCTACTAGGGGCACCATTATTCTGAAATTGGACAGCTTGATTTGTCACATTTCCAGTCGCTGCTGCAACGGGATTAGAGGTATTATTAACCTCTGGATCTCCTTCGGCTTTAGCTGGTGCTATTGCGAGAAGACTGACAAGGAGACAGTAGTAGACTCCTGTTCGATAGTTCGGTCTATTTCGGTTTTTTCGATTATTTGACTTGCTGCTCTTGTCACTATTTCTAATGTGAAATCTGAACCAGCTGTTGTCATGTTGAAGACTGAATCTGAATCTGCTATTCCCCCAGAGCTTGCTGAAGAATGCGTTATGTTGTCTCCTGACCATTTCTGTAATGCTGCTCCATAAGTTGTAGTGACTATTTCTTCTTCTATATCGACTGTTGTAGTTGTAGTGCTGTTCATCGAACCCTGAGTAAAATTGGGTTGGACTAGCTCTGCTTTTAATACAGTTGGTGTTAGTAGTAACAACGGCAAAAGCCATAACTTGTTCATGCTTTAGGTTTTTCTTTGTTAGCCATTGGACAATTTACGGGACCACCCTTTCCTTTATTATTATTACCAGTGGTCAAGCCAAAAGTGGCAAGTGCTCCCGTGAACACACTGGCAACGAACGTGATATCGCTATTCCCAGATTTCTTGACCATAGGTATTTCTACGTAGTTCATTGTGATGATAAAACCACTCCAAACCACAACTCCTAAACGGACAAAAGTTCCAAGAATTTGTATCTGATGCTCTTGATCCTCAGCTGCATCTTTTAGCTTTCCGAGGAGTCCTTTTTTTTCTTCTGGCGGTTTTCCTTCCATTTATCTACTTTTTTCTGTAAGAATTTTTGTACTTGTTTTTTAATCTTATTAAAGAAAGGTGTAGCAAGAGTCGTAGTGGCTACAGCTGCTACAGCTGCATAGGTAGCAGTAGCTACCACTTCAGCAGTCGGAAGAGGTAAATCTATCTTTATAACAGGTATTCTTAAACTTGGTTGTTCCATAGTTTGAGTCTCTTCCTCTTCCGTTTCGCTAGGTATATCCTCTATTTGTACTCCCTTAGGAGCTTCCAAATTCCTTGGAGGGATGACAATCGTTGGAAAGACTGGCATCTCTGCTGTTGGTTGTTTTAAATCAACACCAGGCATATCTAAAGATTTTGGAAGCTTAGTATTAGAAAGTTTTATAGACGGTATTTCCATTAAGCATTATACTCAGCACCAGTTACATAGGTATATAAACTACCACCAGTATTTGCATGTGTTTTTACAACAGTACCAGCTATTAAAGTGACTGGTATAAGAGGTGCTTCATAGTTAAACCCTGCATTCATATTATTCACATTTATCTCTACCCCATCTATCTGTGGAGCAGGTGTTGATTGCGTATTCATATAAATATAACCTTTAAAAAATTTATTTGTAGGTACAGTATATATTGTCTGTCCTCCAGAAGCACCATTCATTCTCACATGTACTGTCGCCGTAGGACTAGTAGAAGTCGCTGATGCGGTTGATTGTAATCCCATAATTAATTAGTGTAGTTAAGTTTCTAAAATGCCTGAGGTTCTAGCTTTGATTGTACCAAATCCAGTAGCAATAGCTGAATTATCTACATAAGGAGTCCATGTGAAAGCTTCACGAGGAGCATTACTACCACTAATAAAACTTTTAGTTGTACTAGTACCAACTTTAGCTTGAATTATTTTTGGAGTAGCAGTTATGTTATCAACATCAATTAAAAGCATAAATTCAGTATTTGCATACATCCAGTATTTTGAATAGCTATTAGTTGGACTTAATTTTGATAAAGGACACCAACCACTTCCCCAGCCTTGGTAATTAGAATCTCCATCATAAAGTCTCCAGGTTGTCCAAGTGATACCCGTTAAGCCTGTAGTATGGCTACTAAACGTAGCAGCTAGAGGTGTTCTACTATTCATTTGGTTTGAGGTATAATAAGCACTAGGACTTGCATTAATAATTGCAGAAGGATCAGTACTCCAGTCTATAACTTGTAAACCATGCCCATTGTTACTAGAACTTTCTACACACATCCATAACAAATAATAATTACCAGCAGAATTTTTTACTAGTTGGGCTGGTGCGTGGTAATTTGAATAGCTATTACCATTTCTTTTATAAGGATAGGTAGTAAAACTAGTTCCAGTTGTCCCTGAAACTTTCTTACCTGTTTCAAGATCTACCATCGCAAAATCTCTTTGACTACCAGTACTCATATTGCACCTGATAAACATATATTTATCCAAACAAGTTACATTACCTCTAGAATCACTCCAAGTATGTATATAGTCGTCAGCACTTGTTGTACCAGACCCCCCAAGGCTACTGTTAACAGTACTTAAACTATTAGTAACAGTGTTCCATGTTTGGAAAGAACCTTTACTTGAACCCTGCACTGGTCTTACTAAGTATTTATTACTATATCCTGAGTACCACTGGTGGTAACTAGAATCTAAAGAAACTAGATTAGAAGCTGAGCCTGCTGAAGCATCGTAGTAGTTAAGTTTATTGTTACTATTACCGCCTCGCCAGCCAGACATATAATACATATCTCCAGTTGGTTTATTAAACATTTGGTCAGCAAACCAGAATGTTACATCATTTTGGTTAGTACCTTCGAGACTAGTTAGGGTACTTCCACCAGCATGTTCTGAGGTTTCTTGGGTTGCTAAAGTAACAACACTTGTTGGGATCGTAAAATAATCATCTAAAACCTTATCTTTATAATGATTTATTGTATTAGCACCTTTAGCTGAACGTATAGAAGTCCAAACAGGTTTGGCAGAAGCAGTTAGTTTTATTTCCTTACTATTATCTAAAATAACATTACCATATAATGTTTCGGTTTTAGAAATTGAAGCTATTGGTACGTTATCAATAGATGCTGTTAAAGTTTTGTTATTAGGGTTTGAAATGTCTATATCTTTAATTACTGCCTTTTGAGATCCAGTAGTCGAGGCTATAGTTAAGCCTGTTCCTGCAAGGTCAGTATAAGATATATCATCATTAGCGTAAAATTGTTTTAATGAATCAGCCATTTTTTATAAATTTGTGTATTTTAAAATGGAAGTGATACTAACACCTCCTGATGATGCAGCAAATTGTAAATTCCCTGATCCATCTGTAGTTAAGGTAGAGTTTGCAGCACCGTCAGTTGCAGGTAAAGTCCATGTAACATTACTACCTACCGTAGCAGGAGCTTTGAAGCTTACATAATTAGAACTATCTGCATCATAAAGTCTTAACTCTTTTTGACTGTTTAAACTTATATTTCCTGTAAACGTGGCTCCAGAAGGACCAGTTATAGCGTCTACATAAGCTTTTACTGATTGCTGTGTTGGTACTTTTGTGTCACTATTTGAAGACATATTATCTTCATCGACACGATCAGATGTTGTTAAAGCAGAGTTTAATTTAGTATGATCAGCATCGGTAAAAGTATTAGAATCACTAGCTGCTTCAACCGCAGCTGCTATATGAGCAGCAGTAACAACACCAGTTTGACCGTTAACACTAGCTACATTTGCAGTCGGTGACGCAAGTACTGTGAAATCAGCCATAGTACCAGCAGTACCACTATTTTTGATATAAGTCTTACTTTCATCACTCCTTATAACTACATCACCTTCTTGCGTAGTCAAACCTAACATAGCTGATTCATTAGCAGCTGTTTGGGTTGTAGTTATAGCAAGTTGGTTTTCCCAAACTAAATTCCCTGGGGTACTTGCACCAGCTTTTAAATATTGATTAGCTGAT